CTGGTCAGATTGGGGATGTGTATAGCATACAGAATTTAAAAATAGCATTGCCAAAAGCTAAGGAAGTAGATACTAAATACGACAAATGGACGCCTCAGGAATACCCTAAGGAACTTAAATCTGTTAAGAGTATATTTGATTGGAGAGATTATCCAGATGAATTTAAACAAAGATGGCATGCATACATTGATAAAGAATTTACTAAACGTGATGAAGGGTATTGGTTCAACAATAAAGGGGTTCCTACTTATATTACTGGCACTCACTATATGTACTTGCAGTGGACCAAGATTGATGTTGGGAGACCAGACTTTAGAGAAGCAAACAGATTATTCTTTATTCATTGGGAAGCGTGTAAAGCAGATAGAAGGTGTTATGGAATGTGCTATCTCAAGAATAGACGTTCAGGTTTTTCGTTTATGGCATCCGGAGAGACCGTTAACTTGGCAACCATATCTTCCGATTCACGGTACGGAATATTGTCCAAATCTGGAGCCGATGCGAAGAAAATGTTCACTGATAAAGTGGTACCAATATCGATCAATTATCCATTCTTTTTCAGACCCATACAGGACGGTATGGATCGCCCCAAGACAGAACTCGCGTACAGGGTACCCGCTTCGAAATTTACACGAAAGAGATTCGAGTCTAAGGATAAACCACAAGAAATGGAGGGACTCGACACTACGATCGATTGGAAAAATACCGGAGACAATTCATATGATGGAGAGAAACTTTCACTCCTCGTCCATGATGAAGCCGGGAAATGGGAAAGACCAGAAAACATTCTCAACAACTGGCGCGTTACCAAAACCACGCTTAGGCTCGGTTCGAGAATAATTGGTAAGTGCATGATGGGGTCAACGAGCAATGCTCTTGACAAAGGTGGTGAAAATTTTAAAAAGTTATATAATAATTCAGATGTTACAAAACGAAACAAAAATGGACAGACTCGCTCGGGACTATATAGTTTGTTCATACCTATGGAATGGAATTTCGAAGGATTCATTGATTCTTATGGATTACCTGTCTTTAACACACCCGAGCAACCTATTGAAGACAACCAAGGAGATAATATTGACATCGGGGTTATTGAACATTGGGAAAATGAAGTTGAAGGATTAAAAGGAGATCAAGACGGTTTAAATGAATTTTATAGGCAGTTTCCACGTACAGAGGAGCATGCTTTCAGGGATGAAGCTAAAAATAGTATATTTAATTTAGCGAAAATATACGAACAAATTGATTTCAACGATGACATTACTACAGGAACTAATTTAACCACAGGTAGTTTTTCCTGGCTCAATGGCATAAAAGATACAACGGTACAATTTACACCAAATCCAAATGGAAGATTTAAAGTAAGTTGGGTGCCTGAAGTTAATTTACAAAATAATATTCTAACTAAAAATGGAATTAAGTATCCAGGCAATGATCATATGGGAGCTTTTGGTTGTGACTCATATGATATATCAGGAACAACAGATGGCAAAGGTTCTAAAGGCGCATTACACGGGTTAACTAAGTTTAGCATGGAGAACGCGCCTCCTAATAGATTTTTTTTAGAATACATTGCAAGACCACAAACAGCGGAGATGTTTTTTGAAGATGTATTGATGGCTTTGGTATTTTATGGAATGCCAATACTTGCAGAAAATAACAAACCAAGATTATTATACTATTTAAAAAGAAGAGGATACAGGGGGTATTCAATGAATAGACCTGATAGGCTTTGGAATAAATTATCGGTTACTGAAAAAGAAATAGGAGGTATACCGAATTCAAGTGAAGATATTAGACAAGCTCACGCAGCGGCAATTGAAACATATATAAATAACCATGTTGGCGTTAAGAGTGATGGAAGTTATGGCGATATATATTTTAATATAACGCTAAACGATTGGGCTAAGTTTGATATAAATAAAAGAACGAAATTTGATGCAGCGATTAGTTCGGGGTTAGCAATTATGGCATGCAATAAAAATATGTACAGGCCAAGCGCAGAACGGCAAAGAACAAAAGTTAGTATAAATTTTTCAAAATACGAAAATAAAGGAATTACATCAAAAATAATTAATTAATATGGCTGAATCAGTTGTAAAAAGTTACTTCCCAAGCCAAACGGCTAGCGACGAAGAAAAATCAGGTTTAGATTACGGTTTAGACGTTGCTAGAGCAATTGAGAACGAATGGTTTAAAAAAGATCGTGGACACAATAGATTTTTTGTAAATCAAAATAATTATCATAAGTTAAGATTGTATGCTAGGGGGGAGCAAAGTATAGAAAAATACAAAGACGAATTATCTATAAATGGTGATTTATCTTATTTAAATTTAGACTGGAAGCCAGTTCCAATTATACCTAAGTTTGTTGATATTGTTGTAAATGGTATCGCTGAAAGAACTTATGATATAAAAGCACATTCGCAAGATCCAAACGGTGTTAATAAAAGAACACAGTATATGGAAGATATACTCGCTGACATGCGAACAAAAGAGTTCAGCGATTATGTTCAGCAAGAGTTTGGTTTAAATATATATAATACAGACCGCGATTCATTACCAGAAAATGAAGAGGAATTACAGTTGCACATGCAACTAAACTATAAGCAAGCTGTTGAAATTGCTGAAGAACAAGCAATACAAACTATACTAAATCAAAATCAATATGAATTAGTTAAAAAAAGATTTTTTTATGATTTAGCGGTATTAGGTATTGCCAGTGTTAAAACAGAGTTTACTCAATCAGAGGGTATTGTTGTTGATTACGTAGACCCAGCTAATATAATATATTCATATACTGAGTCACCTTATTTTGATGATATATATTATATTGGTGAAATAAAAACAATTACATTAAGTGAATTAAAGAAGCAGTTTCCGAATTTAACAAACGAAGATTTAAAAGAAATAACAGAACAGGGCAATCAAGATTATAATATTTATAATAAACATAATAATCAAATGTCTAATAAAGACAATAACTCTATTCAAGTAATGTATTTTAATTATAAAACGTTTATGAATGAAGTTTATAAAGTCAAACAAACTTCAACAGGAGCGGAAAAAATAATTAGAAAAAATGGTTCATTTAATCCTCCAACACAAGAGGGTGCTAGATTTGAAAAAATTGCTAAAAATATTGAAGTTTTATATGAGGGGGTTTATGTTCCAGGTATTAGAAAACTTTTGAAGTGGGAGTTAGCAGACAATATGTTGAGAGAAAAAAGCGATGTTAACAAAGTAAAATTAAATTACTCGCTTGTAGCACCAAGAATGTATAATGGTAGAATTGAATCTCTAGTTAGTAGAATTACAGGTTTTGCTGATATGATTCAATTAACGCATTTAAAAATACAACAAGTATTATCAAGAATGGTACCAGATGGGGTTTATTTAGATGCAGATGGCCTGGCTGAAATTGATTTAGGTAATGGAACAAATTATAATCCACAAGAAGCATTAAATATGTTCTTCCAAACAGGTTCTGTTATTGGTAGATCTTTTACTTCCGAAGGCGATATGAATCCAGGCAAAGTACCTATTCAAGAAATAAGTAATAACGCTGGAACAAATAAACTTAATCAATTAATTAATACATATAATTATTATATGCAAATGATTAGGGATGCTACAGGATTAAATGAAGCAAGGGACGGGAGCACGCCAGATAAAAATGCATTGGTAGGTGTACAAAAATTAGCGGCAGCAAATTCAAATACTGCTACAAGACACATATTACAAAGTGGTTTATTTTTAACCGCTGAGTTAGCTGAAAAAATATCATTAAGAATATCAGACGTGTTAGAATTTTCACCAACAAGAGAAGCGTTTATACAAAGCATAGGCGCTCATAATGTAGCTACATTAGATGAAATGTCAGAATTACATTTGTATGATTTTGGTATTTATTTAGAATTAGCACCAGACGAAGAAGAAAAACAATTATTAGAAAATAATATACAAGTTGCAATTGCTCAACAAAATATAGAATTAGAAGATGCTATTGATATTAGAGAAATAAAAAATACTAAATTAGCTAATCAAGTTTTAAAATTAAGAAGAAAAAAGAAATTTGAAAGAGATCAGCAAATGCAGCAACAAAATATACAGGCTCAAGCACAGGCAAACGCTCAAGCCCAACAAGTTGCAGCTCAAGCTGAAGTGCAAAAACAGCAAGCTATAACTCAAAGTAAAATTCAGCTAGAAGAAGCTAAATCTCAATTTGAATTACGAAAAATGCAAAGTGAAGTTGAAATGAAAAAACAACTTATGCAATTAGAATTTCAAATGAATATGCAAGTTCAGCAGGCTAATACACAGGCTAAGGATGCTGAAATGAATGCAAAAGAAGATAGAAAAGACGATCGAACAAGAATACAAGCTAGTCAACAAAGTGAGCTCATAGAGCAAAGAAATAGTAAAACACCGCCAAAAAAATTCGAATCTAGTGGAAACGATATATTAAGCGGTGATTTCGGCTTAGGTGCGTTTGAACCTAAGTAATATATAATGTATAATCATATAATATTTTATCATGTCAGAAATTAAAGTAAAGGTTGTAGATAAAGAAGAATTATCTATTGCTGAAAAAGAACAACAAGTACAAGAAAACGCCGGGGCTAAAATAGACGACGGCGTTCATAAGGTGGATTTAAGTAAACCGCCTGTTAGTGAACAACAAGAAAAACAAGAAGACAATGCCGTTCAAGAGCAAAGCACAGATGAGGTTCCTGTACAAGACGAATCCGACACTAGCGAAAAAGTGGTCGAAGAAGTACAAGACGAATTACAAGAGCCTGCCGAGCAAGAAGAGGTAGAAGAATCTGTAATAGAAGAAATAACTGACGAAGAAGTTGCTGAAGAACAAATAGATGAAGTAACTGAACCTGAAGTTAAACAAGAAGAAAAAGTTGTAGAAGATAAAATCCAATACCCAGAGAACATTCAAGAGCTTGTTAAGTTTATGAATGAAACAGGTGGATCTTTAGAAGACTACGTTAAATTAAACAAAGATTACTCTAGTTATGAAGACATGTCTTTATTAAGAGAGTATTACGAAAAG